CTCCCAGAGTTCGTCTATCTCTTCCAGAATGATCGCATATCCTTCGTGCTCTGACGCGAACGCTGGAAATTTAGATGATGCTTTCAGGAACTCCTCATAAATTTCTTCTGAAAGGTTAGCTGCCTTTTCCACATTAATCGTTGTCATAGTCGCCTTCTCCTGCAAACCAGAACGCTACGAACACGCCGTCTTTCTTCTCTGGCTTTGCTACGAGGGTTTTCATTTCTTTCCTCCATACACGTTCCCCCATGGTTTGTTATCCGCAGGGATTTTCCCAGACATAACAACAAGCGGGTCAGACCCTTCGTAACTTGCAAAGATGGCGTGGCTGTCAACGTCTTTCGACTTCTTGACAAACAAATGTATTGTTCCAGATTTCTTAATGTCAAACACGGTGTTGATTGTTTCAACAAACTCTGCGAAAATTTCCGGAGCGTATCCTCCTATGTGTTCAAGATTCTCCGCGCTCTCAACAATTCCGATAGTTCTGTCTGGATTGTGGTCAATAACTTTCATTTCGTTTTCCTCACGTAATCAATAATCTTCGATGACGCATCTTCAGCCCCGCGACCGACAATCACCGTGTCGCCAATGCCTTCAAGATACGCTATAATCCGTTTCTGTTCTTCTGACAATTTCCCTCCTTGCTTCCGTTTCATCTCAATCCACAATCGGAATGCCGGGACATACAAATCGGGCACTCCCGGGACAACACCTTCAGCTCTCAATTTCTTTGCGGTAGTCATCGCCCGATACTCACCGTTTGGTATAGAAAATATCAGGGTTTCCGGGAACTTTTCGCGGAACCATCTCACCAAACCCTGCTGTTCCATTGTCTCGGTTGAACACATTAGCATTCTAATTTCACCTGCCCGCTTGGTTTTTTCTGGGTATTGTCGAATACAATACCAACCACGTCGAAAAACTTCCCTCTGGGTTTAACAGATATAGCAACTGGCTTTCTCCAGAACTCGCTTTCTTTCAACGCCTGGTCTACCGTCGTCGCCTTCCCCCCGAACCTACGGACGATTGCCAAAGATTTTTCTGCGAAGTATCCTCCATGGTCAAGCCCAAGATAGGTGTAATATTCCTTATCCAGTTTGGTGAAGAATGTAACCTTGATGCTATCCGGCTTTCCGATTTTTTTGTGCCTTCCGTACCACACGCCTTCGATCTGCACCACTTCCGGTTTCACCTGCCCGGACATTACAGCACCTCCAAAGGCTTCTGTACCATGTGGGGCGACTGCGGGGAACTCAAACCCACAATCACATACTGTAACCCTTGCGTGGATGATAGCATGGCACTGCGGGCATTCTTTGAGTGGTGCTGCTTTTACTGGATCACCAAACGCCGTTTTGCGTTTTATAGGATCTACAGCATCAATTGGCCCGTGTTCAACCACGTTGCCTCCGTAATCAAGGAGCAATGCATTCTCCTTCTCTGGATACGGTCTCATCGATCTTCCAACCATCTGAATATATTTTCCTGTGGAGCGGGTCGAGGTAAGAAGTGCGACAAGATCGCATCTGGGAATGTTTATACCTGTAGTCATCACACCCACATTTGCAATCGCCCGCAGCTTGCCGTTTTTGAAATCGGATATAACAGTATCTCGTTCCTCTTTTGGAGTGTCACCGGTTATCACCCGACATTCGATTCCGCATTCTCTTACAGCAGTGGCAACATGTTCTGCATGTTCCACCCCGCTGCAGAACAGCAACCATGCTTTTCTTTCCTCCCCATACGATACGATTTCTCCTACAGCCTGCTTTATGAGTTCCGGAGAGTCGGCTGCGTGTGCCAGTTCCCCAGGAGCGTAATCTCCGGCCTGTATCTTGACACCCTCTAGATTAATCTTGCATACGCCCCCTTTGGAGATTACATCGACAAGATAACCGTCATGTATGAGTTTCTTGATATCAACTGAATAGGCAATCCCGTCGAATAGAGCATCTTTGCCTTCGTGCAGCATTCCGGAGTCAAGGCGATACGGAGAAGCAGACAGCCCAAAAATTGCAACATCTGGGTTTGCCAGTTTCATGTCTCGGAAAAACTTGCCGTATCTGGTATCTGCGTCTCGCGGGATAAGGTGACATTCGTCAACGATGACGATGTCTACTTTTCCAAACTCAAATACGCGGGAATACACCGATTGAATCCCTGCAAAAGTTATCTGGGCTGATATCTGGCGTTTACCCAAACCGGCTGAATAGATTCCAGTGTTCGCTTCAGGCCAAAGGGATTTCAATTCCTTCTCGTTTTGTGTTAGTAGTTCCCTAACATGGGCGAGCACCATTATCTTTACTGAAGGACAGTCCATACAAACCCTGCGACAGAACTCTGCTATGATTAGACTCTTTCCACTCCCGGTAGGTGCAGCGATGATCGGGGCCTTCCCCTTGTCGTGTTCCCAGTACTCAAACAGCTTCAACAGGGATTCCTCTTGATAGTCACGGAGAAGCATCATATCTCAATCTCCCCGCTCGCCATCTTGTCTATAATCTCTTGCAACTCAGTTGATGCTATCGCGCCAGGACCATTTACAAGTTGCCCGTAGGAGATAGTGCCTGCATCCGCATCAGAGTCTGTAACTTCCAGCGGGACAAACCCTGGGTTGAACACATGACATTGTTGAGTAGCCCGCTGCTCGTCCCCGCACAGAACATGTTTATCCCTAGAGCAAGTCCACGTTCCATTCTGTTCTGGAGTAACCATCGCGCAGGTCCGACAGTTTACTTCTGGCAACTGGTTAAGGTGGCACACGGCTTTGTGCTGGCAATACCGGCAACGAAAATCATCTACGCTGTCTGAAATCTGGAATGGTGGTACATCTGCAAAGACAATTCGCTCGGCTTTTAGTTCGAGACGTTTAATCAGGTCTTTATCAAGATTGACCCTCTCTCCATACAATTCGTCCGTGTCCTTGCACACACAGAAATAGTACGCTCTTTCCAATCCAGCCCATTTCATGTATTGCTGCATCTGGCAGTAGTGGGTGAACTTTGATCGTTGCACCCCAGACTTCTTTAAAGACGAGAACGATTTGGAGTTCGCCGTCTTTATTTCTATTACATGCCACTGCTTTGATTCCTTGAACCCGCACGCCACTCCGTCGCATGAGCCTGCGTAGTGTCCCCCAAACATTTCGTAGCGAATTTGCTTTCCAGTTTCAGGATCGAGATCGTAAACATCGCATCCGATGTCACGGAGGTTCTTTACTATTCTCGGTTCCTGCTGGTTGCCACTCTCAAAAAGCCGCAGCATCCTTCCGTCGAAGCACGGGTTTGTCGCCCACCGGAAAGAGTAGAACAGTGAGCGCTCGCATTCGTTCCCAATGAGGGACGCCCCCAAATGATTTCTTCTCCAATCTCCGTTTCTGTCAACGTATGACTGGTAAATGCTATCAATCGTTGGAAGTGTTAAGTCCGGTAGTTCGACCATGATCGCGTCACCAAAAAATATTATTTTTTTTGCCAGGGCATCTTTTTCTTTGCCTGTTCTGTTGCTAGAGATGATTGCTTTGACGCAGACGACCCTTCGGTTACCGCCTTCCCGTCTGCCATCTTGTACTCTGTGATGCGGTTGGTGGGACCGTATTCGCCTTTCGCAGGCTGGATCTTCACCTTGACCATGAACGGCTTGTCGTGAAGCTCCTCGCTGTTCTTTGGGTGCATCACTCCTACCGCACGGCATATTGACGAAAGCGCCCGCAGAGCAATCGTCTGCGCCTGTTCGGATTCGTTGACGATGTTGAGGCGGTCAAACAGTTTTCTTCCTTTGTGATCTCCGTCTATCACGTTATAGACGAGCTGGAGATATTTTCCCTTTCCGGTACTGGCTTCCTTCATTTCGCTGGACTCGATTACTACTACATAATCGCCAACGGGCAGCGGCTCAAACGAGCCGAGTGGTTCTACCTCTTCTGCGTTGTAGTTCAGTTCTACCATTTCAGTTTTCTCCGTTTGGTAAATGTTTTGCAAACTCTTCCCATGAAAGCGGGACTGCTTCCGGCATATGATACCGGTTCTTCGCTGTGTATGAAGGCGACACCGACAGTCGAAGTACGCGGTCCTGCGTTGCGATTGCCCGCGCCCGCTTCTCGTCCTTCTTTCCGGTTTCGTCAAGCTTTGTGAACATCTTAAGCGAGGCGAACCCAACCACATCGCAGTACTCTGTTGTCATCGCTGCAGCCCGCTTGTTAAGTTTCAAAGCGTTGGTGTCATAGGCAGGATGCTCTGGGTCTTCTACATGAGTGTAGGCGCTGTGAGCAATCAGGATGGTAATCAGCCCCTTCTCGTCGCGGAGACCGGTTATGTACGAGAACAGTTCCCGCCATTCAGTCTGTGCTTCAATGTACCCCTTTCCATATCCAGGGGTTTCAATTGATGGAACACCGAGCCGCTTGCAGGTTGCTGCCCATACCATAGATTCGAGCGCGTCAAGACTGTCAATAACAACCGTCTTGAAATCGTGGTCTTCTTTCCCTAGAGTGGCTAGGCAGTCAAGTACTTCGGCAAATGTTGTGCATACCGGGAAGTGTGAAACTTTCAGATCGCCAAGGCCGTCTTCTGTCAAAATGAAAATCGGGCTCGGAGCGCCAGCGGCAAACGTAGTCTTTCCGATTCCCGGAGGACCGTAGAGCGCAATCCTTGGCGGTCTTGCAATGTTCTTGCTGATACTTTTCAAGTCGATAGACATCGTTACCTCTGTGTTGATTGTTTGGTTGATTGATAGGTTCGGCGTTTTCCGCTTTACCTTGAAAGAGTGTTATCGTTCAATGTATTTATAGCCTGCTCTTTATGTTTTGGTAAAGCAACGATTATATAGAAATAAAACAAACCGTTTGCTCATGCTCACAGTTGAAGAAATAAAAGACAAACTCAAAGACAGGACACTAACGAAGGTGGCAGAAGCAACAGGATTATCATACCCGACAGTCTGGAAAATTGCCAACTGCGAAAGCGAACGAGTTGAGTATGGAACCGTAAAGAAACTGTCGGATTACCTAGAAGCGTCAGCGTGATACCTTATGACATCTCTTGTAGGAACAGTCATTGCCCCCGCGCTCAAAAACCACTGCAGGCTTATAAAACTCAAAGGACACACGAAAGCAGCGATAGAAACCGGTTGGAACCTCGATGCAAACTATTCCACTGAAGACGAAGAAATAATTTCCCATATCGCTTCCGGATCGAACTATGGTATCGTCCCACAAAACGGGCTTGTGGTTATAGATTGCGACACTGAGAAGCTGTACGACAACCTCCCTATGAAATGGAAGGAATCGTTAACCGTGCTTACCGGGAGATCAAACGAGCCAGGACATCACGTTTTCCTGCACTGCACGGACGCCCCACCAGAAAAATTTGTCATTAACGATCCCGAGACTGCATCTCCACTAGGGGATATACGCGGGAGCAATAAATTCTATACGGTGGGAGCTGGGAGCATACATCCAGATACCGGGAAAAAATACGAATACTTAAACAAGGATGCGCCAATTATCGACGTGGCATGGGCAGAAATAAAATCGGCGCTTATTGATGCGTTTCCAATCCACTTCAAGAAAACAATTCCAAAAACCACGAGAAGCCTTTCAGGTTCTCTTTCTGACAAACTCGGTTTGAGGATAGAAAACTTCGCAATGCCAACCAAACCAACGCACCGCGCTAACGGAGATATTCAAGGGGGGCATCCGATACACGGGTCCACAACCGGGATGAATTTTTCAATTAACACTCATAAGAACGTCTGGCATTGCTACAGGGACGATGTTGGTGGAGATCCGGTTTCCTGGATTGCATACGCTCATTGCGGAGTCGATGAACGAAACTGTAACTGTTTGTCTACTGACGAGTTTAAGGATGTGAAAGACTGGTTATATGACAACGGGTATCAAAAAGAAATTGATGCGCTGGCTGACGAATACTTTTCAGATAGGGATTTGCCAACTGTAGATTTGAGTGGAATCCTAAATCCCCCATTCCTGGAAGGCGAAGATGATGAAATTGAAAAAGCAATACGGGAAGCCGAACTCCGGGGGAGACTACCAGAGTTCCCGGAGATACAGGATGGCTTGCTGCGCGATTATATTGAGTTCGGAAAGCAGGTAACATATTCTCTTCCGGAGTTTCACTTCGCTGCTGCTCTTTCTGTGATTTCTATGGCAATAGGAAGGCGGGTTGCCATACAGGTAGGAATGTCAAGGGTATACCCAAATATTTTTGCTATGGTGGTTGGGCACACTACAATTTCCGGGAAATCGGTTGCGTGTGATATGGCAATCGACTCTCTATCGGGTTCTGTGCTGCATGAAGAAGAACTCGCCAAATTCAATTCTGTCAGGTTGCAACGCGGGGAAATCAGTTCTCCTACTCTCGTGCAGGATCTCGCTGACGTTTACAACAGACTATGGTATTGGGATGACTGTTCTCCATTTCTTGAAAATGCGTCCGGATGGAATGCGAGTGTGCTCGGAACGCTCTGCACCATCTACGATTGCAGGCCGGTAGAAAGGTCGCTATCAAGAACCAAAGACGGACAGGAACGGATATGGAAATGCAACGAACCATATATGTCTGTACTGTTCAACACCACCAACCGCGATATCGAGCAGTTGTCTACCACCAGAATGTTTTCAAGCGGGTTCTTCCCTAGACTCATGTGGTTCATAGGAGAAGGCGGCACCCCGCGCAAGAACCATAAAATTACAGAGGGTGAAACCACACAACTCCGTTCGGTTGCTTCCCGCATAAAAAACATCAGGAACGCGCTGTATCCTCTTAACAACGATAGTATCATTTTCAGCGTGTCTGACCCGATTGAGGACTGGAGATTGTCCCGCACCATGAGCAGGCTTGAAAAAGAGGACGAAGCATATAGGGCGGTGTTATCCCGTGGATTCATACATGCTTACAAGCTTGCGGCGATTTTTACAATAACCGACCCTGAGTTCCAGAACAGCGTTCTTTTCAATAGTGCAACCAAATATCCGATTTCAATCGAAATACCCAACAGACACGCAATAGAGGCCATCAGAATCGTTGAAAATTATCTGGTTCCAAGAACATTGTACGTTTACGATCTGTGCGACAAAGCGGATGATAAGAACCACCAGGTAATAATCCTGAAGGCACTCGATCATTTCGGTGGGGTGGCAGAGAGAACAAAGCTTCTCCGCAAGACTCATTTATCTAGTAAGGATGTTACATTGGCGATCAAGACCCTGATCGAGTCTGGTGAAGTCAAGGTTTGCGAGCGTAGGTCCGGTGGCGCTTATAAGCCATCGACGTTCGTTATGAAGATATAACCCCACCCAATCCGCTTTTTAGTAAATCAACAAATTCACTAAATACACAAAACTCACATAGTGAGTGTGGGGCGCGAACACGCTAAAATTATAACGCCTGTGGATAGACGTTAGAGAGGGCTACTATATGTGTATTTAATTAAATTAATTAATTTTATACACTAAGTGAAAGATGGGAACTATTGATTGGGGTTACGGTATAAATCAGGCGTTGTAATATAATGGGTGTGTGAACTTTGTGAATAGTGTGAATTACGTGAGTTATTAAAAAAGAGTTTTTTACGAACCAGTTACAATTTCC